ATGATGAAGTGCTTGAAGAATATTCGCGTATATTCATTGGCAAAACATTCACAGAATCCATTTTCAATATTACTAAAAATCTTATTGATGGAGATATATCCTACTCTCTAATTAAGATTTTCGGGCTTGCTAAGCATCTTGATATTGATTTGCTCTGGCATATTGAACAGAAACAAAGATATAATGAATTAAGACCTATGTTGAACGGGAAAAGATATTAATCATGAACAGAGAAATAATATTTAGAGGAAAAAGAGTTAATGGTGGTGAATGGGTAAATAGCATGACTATCTCCCATGGAACCATCAAAAGGAAAACATATGCTGTTTTCTTTGAGATAGAACCTGAAAAATGGATAGGAGTTATCCCGGAAACAGTAGGCCAGTTCACCGGTATAACAACTTCAGGAGATGGCGACCCAGAACGGATCTATGAACATGATATTGTAGGTTTTGTAGATATTGATCAACATGTTGTGGCAGAAGTGATTTTTGAAAATGGAAGTTTTTGTTTCAGAGATAAAGAAGGACAAGTATACTATCCATGTGACGTACAATGTGTTAGCGTGTTGGGGAATAAGTTTGATAACCCTGGATTAATTAAGGAATTGAAAGGGGAATAACTATGGAAAACAGAAGAAAGTTAGCAATAGCTAATATGTGCCGTTGTTTTTTACACTATCACGGTTTTATAACGGATAGTGAAAATCAAAAAGTTCACCAAAGGATAATGAAATGGCAGGATAAAAATAAGGTTTTCATTTCAGAAGCCCAATTAGAGTCTGTCGATTTTACCTATGATGATAATGCAAAAGAAAAGGAGGACTAACTATGGGATTTACAACACCATGTTTTATTAGAAAAAATACGGAGGAACTTCGGAATAAATTAAAAGGTCTTGGTTATTATTGCAATCCGTATTTAGGTTGGAATAATCTATGCACTTCCACATACGGACTTGCTTCTGTTTATTCAATGAGCGATGATATAAATGTTATCTCTAAAGAAATGGATATTATTGATTGCGGAACCAATGAGGAACTTTTCCTGGCTATAGTCGCATTAAGGGACGATACAGACAAGAACCAGTGGTTTACGGATGGTTACTTATGGTTTAAATGTGGTGATGAAATGTGTGATGAAACTATTGAATACTATCTTAATAAATACGGTAGAAAATTTCACAAGGCTACGGTAGAAGAACTTATTAATCATTTTAAATAAAAGGAGGAAAGAATGAATCGTACAATAAAATTCAGGGGGAAAACGGTTAATGACAATAAATGGGTATATGGAGATTTGCTTCATATTGCGGGAGGATGCATTATCTATCATGGCTCTCAAAAATATTATGAGATTACTACCGGCAAGCATGTTTCCGTTGAGTTGCTTCATGATGAAATCTCTGTTGTTGTTCCAGAGACCGTCGGGCAATTTACTGGTTTATTCGACAAAAATGGAAAGGAGATATACGAAGGTGATATACTTCTTGTAAAAGATGAAACAGACCAAGAAGATCCTGGTGAATGCTATGAAGTTGGATTTAAAAAAGGATGTTTTGGGTACATTTCAAAATATGGAGGCGAATTACTTTCATTTTGCGACTATGAAATAGAAGAATATATTGTTGGTAACATTTCTGATAATCCAGAGTTGATGAAGGAGGAATTATGAAAAAGATACTTTTTAATGATAAATTGGGACTTACACAGGCTGTTCTTGACGGTCGCAAGACGATGACGAGAAGGATTGTTGCTTTGGAATCTACCTTAGCCATAACTTGGGATTGTGTAACCGAAATAGATAGAGATATTGCAATTAAAAATTATATCGTAGGCAATATAAAAAACAGGTATGAAGTAGGCGAAGTGGTTGCTATTGCGCAATGCTATATGGATATTGACCAGTTTCACCGAAATGGTAAAAATGCAGCTTATTTAGAACTGTTACCTGGACTGAAATTATATCCAGGATGGGGTAACAAAATGTTTGTTAGATCTGATCTAATGCTACATCATATCCGTATTACTGATATCAAAGTCGAGCGCCTAAAGGGTATATCTGATACAGATTGCTTACGTGAGGGAATAGTGAAGGGGCAATGCGGCTCAAAAGAAACACATTTCATGGATGCTTATTATCTGCCTGTTTCCTACCAACCATATTGTACTCCGCAAGAAGCTTTTTCCGTATTAATAGACAAAATTTCTGGTAGAGGTACATGGGAGTCTAATCCCTACGTATGGGTATATGAGTTTGAATTGGTTGATTAATTGCTTGTTATTTAGTAAGTTAAACAAAGTTTAAGTAAAAGTTTTTATATTGTTTTATTTTGGTTAACTCATTGATAATTATTATCTTTACAATACTAAAAGAAACCAATAATACTAACAATTAAAAGATATATACGATTATGGCAACAAAGAAATAAAAGAAGTAAGTTACAAAGGTCACACAATAACAATGTTTGAAGATGGCTTTCATCAAGAATTTGTAATCATAGACAATGATGAAGCAAAGCTGTATGATAGCATTGCAGATGCAAAGAGAGTTATTAGAGGCGAGCAACCTTATTGCGAAATAAACTAAGTTTAACCAGCAGGACAGAAGCCCTGTATAACACATAAGAGCAATGAATACATATCACAAGTTTGCGCCAAACGTATTTTTGGCAAAGTGCGAAGAAAAGCACGAAAAAGGTGAAGAGATTCTAGTTACAACCAAGTATGGCAAAGAAAATAAAAGCATAGTTTTCAATCTTATTTTCGAGAAAGATGGCTTTTACTACTATTCCATCGTCAGAGCAGATGGTTTCAATGTTCAAGAATGGTCGAAGCAAAGAGCGGAACGCAGGCATGAATGGGCGTCATCGGCAACGCAAAAGAGTAAGGAGTATTTCAATCGCTCGAACAAAGACAAAGATTTTCTTTCTCTTGGAGAGCCAATCAAAATCGGACATCATAGTGAGAAACGGCACCGAAAAGCGATTGAGGATGCTTGGAATAACATGGGGAAAAGCGTTGAGCTTAGTGATAAGGCAAATAAACATGAAAGAGTGGCTCAATATTGGGAGAAGCGTGCCAAAACGATCAATTTGTCTATGCCGGGAAGCATTGACTTCTACGAACACAAGTTGGAACAAGCGAAAGAATACCATGAAGGTGTAAAGTCTGGTAAATATCCGCGTGAACATGCTTATACTCTTACTTATGCCAAGAAAGCAGTTAATGAAGCACAAAAGAATTACGAACTGGCTAAAAAGTTGTGGGGAGATGAAAACGAAAACCAATAAAGCGATTTCATTACTCCAGTGCGGTGATTTAAAAGCCGCACTAGCAATATTCTCTACCTTTCGCATAGGGTTTACCAAAGAAGAACAGAGAACCTTGAAAATAGCAAGTGAAAGCCTTTCCGGAAATTCCTCGTTCTATCGTCAACTTGGAATTGATACCGATAAAGCGATAGAAAAAAGTAAGTCTATTATTACATCGAAGTACTTGAAAATGAAATAGTTAAACAAAGTTTAAGTTATGCATATTTGTGGTTTAACCTATTGGTAATCAATATATTATTTGTATCTTTACATATCAAAAATAACAAAATACGTAATTGCGGAGACGCTTACAAAATAATCAATGAGAGCAATGAAAAAGATAGAACAAATGACATCTGAACTTAACCAGATATTACATTCTGATACATACCAGTTCGAGATTGATACCGAAGATTTCGTTTTCGGATTCAAAGATACAATCAAGAAACGTACCAAAAGTTTGGTTAAAGCTTTGAAGCTGGAACAAAAGGTGACGAGGGACTGCGGACGTTTTCTGTCCGATACGGTTAGAATCGTATCTGTAAGAATATACAAGAACGGTGAGTTGAGAAAAGAACTTCATGCAGAAGAAATAACAGCAACGTATAACGGATAAAATATAGAGCAATGAAAACAACTGTAAAAGTGTATTTAAGAGATGAATAAGGCAATGAAGACTACTTCATTACTCCTATTAACTTATCAGAGCAAGAAGCTCACAAGTACTATCTTGGTAACATCTTCAATATGGGGTGCGAAACAGATCACATGATGAAATGCTACAAAGTTGAGACAATAAAATCATCAAATTAGATAAATTTATGACTAAAAGTGATTGTTTTTACTTCATATTTTGTATTTTTACACCATAAAATTAAAGCAATGAGGATTTACACAAGTTATTTCGGGAATTACAGAAAACTAGCAGCTGCAAACGTAAAAATGATATGTGTTGCGCTAGGGAAGCCAAGATTTTATAATGCACCTCAGATCATAGAGGTGGCACCAAGAAGATACATGTTGGATGATAAATGGACTTATGAAGAGTACACGAATATGTATTTGAATGATGTCCTTGCAAAAGTCAATCCGCAAGAATTGATTCAAACTATCCAGCGACTCAGTGAAGACAAAGACGTCGCTCTCTGCTGTTACGAAAAACCGGGTGATTTCTGCCATCGTCATATTTTGGCAAAATGGCTTACCGAAAAGACTGGCATTGAAATAACAGAGTTTGGAGTAGTTGAAAAAAAAGAACCTAAATACGAACAAGCAAGTTTGTTTGAGATATGAATAGAGTAATTAAATTCAGGGGCAAAAGTCTTAATACCTCAATGTGGGTATATGGCGATTTACAGCAGAAAGGCAAAAGGTCCTTCATTGAGTATGAAGTAAATCCAGAGACCGTCGGGCAATTTACCGGATTGTTTGATAAGAACGGAAAAGAAATATATGAGCATGATTTAGTTGAATGTGCTGGCGTATTATGTGAGGTAGTGTATAGTGATAAAATCGGTTCTTTTGTGCTATTAGAAGTTCTGTCTCAAAATCTTGGGAACAAACCAATAGGGCAAATGATGGATATGTTCGGAATTAGATATGCAGGTAATATTTATGACAATCCGGAATTATTAGCCAACCGTCAATAGCGTTTGATGGGATGCTGTCAAATTTGCCAAGCAAGCGGTGGTTTGACAGCATAGTTAAAAGGGAATTTAGCAAAGATGGTCTATGCGTCGGACTGAAAATCCGAAGAACAAGGTTCGAATCCTTGAGTTCCCACAGTCTTGTATCAATGAACGCACCACTCTATCCGAATTGAAGACGGGTGTCGGGTCTGTCTGAAGATAGGAAAGCCGATAGAGTAGCAGATAGAAAGGGGAAGGGTAAGTCCGAAATAAGTCCCAGAGAGTATCTATCAAGGTGGATTCCCACAAAATCATGTGGCAGTTGACGGTGACGACATGGCGGTTCATAATGTTGGCAGCTTGGAATAGACAAGCTTTTGCGGAAATAGCTCATTGGTAGAGCGTTGGCATTCCAGCCAAAGAATGGGGTTCGATTCCCTATTTCCGCTCGAATGATACAGTGGCGGAATTTAGACGCTAAAGATGCTCCGTTTATAGATAGGTTGGGATGTGGCGTACCCGTAAAATTTATTGCACTCTAAAACCCCTATCATGCAGGTGTAAGTCCTGCCTGTGTCATTTATTGGAGATAGCAACCTGCAAGGAGCAGGCTTTGTTTGCTAAACAAAAGGTTCGTGAAAACGAATAGAGGTCGGAACTCTGCATCTCCGCGAATGCCGTTCAACTCGGCTCGTTGATTGAGGTTGTGGTAAGTAGGCGACAAGGTTCGATTCCTTGCATTTAGTTGGTACTGCGAGCAATCTGACAGCTTGGAAATACAAGCAAATTTGGTGGTATGGCGGAATTGGCAGACGCTAATTGAGTACGGTTAATCGTAAAGTGAAATTCTTTGCTAAGTGTTAGATAGGTTGAAACTAAAACCTGACAATCCGTATCAATCCTATCGTGTAGGTTCGAGTCCTGCTACCACCAATAAGAGATAAAATGGTCATAGGGTGCTAAGACTAATGAACGGAAGTTTCAAGTGCGCATAGAAATGGAAGTCATCAAGACCGTGCCAGGGACAGCTAGTAGGGCAAGCAGAAAACTTAACTGGACGATACTTGTGTAGGTTCGACTCCTACTTATCCCTCAACCCTTATAGTAGCGATAAGCAAAAGCAAGAACATTAAAGCTTGTACAGTTTACGGGGTGATGGAAATTGCCATCTGACACGACTGAAAGAAGCCGAATAAATTGCATAGGTGTTCTTGCAAGTAGCTTGAAGAATGGTTAGATTTGTGTTAAGCCTGCCGGGAATACGCCCGGTAGGCATTTAGCGCAAAATGTATATGAAGTTATATACAACTTAAATATATGAACGATAAAGGACTAATAAGAGCATGTGAAAACTCCGGCTGCGGTTGGAAGTGTTGTTCGTTCGGATCAGACGGACATATTGTAATTTTGCCCCATGAACTTGATGGGCATGAAAAAGAAATCTCCCATTTACAGATTATAGATGATGATTACTTTGGCGGTAAAAAGGCAAAATGTATCGCTAAGGACTGCAAATCATGTGACAATGGTTACAAGCCTATTATGTGTCGTACTTATCCTTTGTGGGTAAAATCGGTGAAAAAAAGTTTTGTGTTTCGTAGTGGTAAGTGTCCGCTAAATAATGAACAACTTACTAAACATAAGGAGTTTGTATTAGACATTTTCAACAATTACAGAAAAGTGCTGTTGCCTGAAAATGATATAGACACATTTCTTTCAAAAGCATGGATTGACCGTTATGAACTGCTGTTCCCAATAAAGAAGGAAAGCACAGAGTACAAGATGCAGGTCAAATCTTTATCTATGTCTGATATATCAGATATAGAAAAGATGGAGCAGACGCTTCTTCGCAATCCAGATATGTGTTTCGCATCAGAGCCGGAAGACATAGCCAAATGCTTGGAATCAGGTTGCAGTTATGGGTTATTCGTAAATGACAAACTGGCTGCCTATTCTCTTGCATACTTCACAGAATACGGTACTGCCTATGTGGATAAATGCTTTGTTCATTCTGATTACAGAGGGAATGGATTCCAGTACGTACTTCTCAATTCTAATATTGCTAAATTAATATCTAATGGGGTCCAGGAAATCTATGCCATGGTCTCACCGAAAAATGAAGCAAGTATCAAGAGTTTCATTAATGCAGGATTTTCTTTTAAACGAGATAGCAAATACAAAGGGATTGAACGTTTAATCTTAAAGTGGGAACTATGAAAGTTGTTGTCTATACCAAGAATATAATAGAGAACATTGAAAAGGCGCAAAGCTTTATTAATGTTCCTATCTCGTTAATGTTCAAAGATTTCTACGAGGATATTTATGGACATATCGCGGATAAAATAAACAATAAGATTTTTGGGCTTCATTTAAAAGATAGTATATGTTATTCTATTGGCAAAGCGACAAAAGATAATAGTGGTGCCGTGGTGACATCATTTACTGATGTTTGGCAATATCTTAATATCAATGGTATCGCATGTCAAGGAATACATAATTTCTACATTCCGATTAATGCTTGTGATAATAGAGAAGGTTTAAGTTGTTATGAAGCAAGTAAGTTGGCCAATGAAATAAGAATGATTTCAAGCTCCCATATATATGGCTTGATTACTTCTGGATGTCTGAATGAAAACCATCCCTCGGAAAAAGAATTGTACCGTATTTGGAAAAGCCTACGCGATAATATTGAATCTATTAGTTTGGGTGGTAGCTTTTGGCTTGGACAAGAAACTAAGATCCCAGAATTCATAAGCGATGTTCGTATTGGTGAATATATGCTGTTTGGCACAATCCCATATTGTGATTATGAGGTGAGAAAAGGTCTTAATGGCATAGAAATCGAAACAAGGGTTATAGGTATTTACCCAGAACGTAATCAATTGATTTTGGATTGTGGCTATTCAATGGTAGACTTAGATAAGTGTCAAATTAGTGATTGTACCAATTTGAAGTTTGTAGATAGTTCTAGTGAATACTCAATTATGGAGTGTGACTATGTCTCAGATTATTGCATTGGTGATGTGGTTACGTTTGTTCCCAATTATAAATCATTAGTCAAGTTGAGATATGCAGAACACGAATATAGATAAACCTTGGATTGATTATATATCCAATCGTACATTTGGCATGGAACTGGAGTTTGCCGATGGTGACAAACAACGCATCCCGCTTCCATCCGGTTACAAGTGGACGGACAACAAGTTGACCATGATGAACAATTCGGATGGTTCGGCAGTTACGCATCACGGCCAGTTCGGTGGTGAGATAAACACCCGTCCATACCATTACTGCGCTGAAGACCTTCAGGAGTTGAAAGACTTCATTCATACCATGAAAGATGCGGGAAGCTATCTTATGTGGAATGAAGGCTTTGATGCGCATCTGTACATCAAGGATATGGACCTGGATGTTATCAAGCGTATGTTTGTCCTCTCTTATTATACTGCATATCCAATCAAACGGATATTTGATATTGCGGAGTGGTGGGAAACAAAATATCTCGTACCAAGCCCTCCTTGGGATGTAGCGAAGCGTGTATTGGAAGCAGATACTATTGAGAATCTACTGAAAGTTTTTAGCAATGGTTCAGATCGAGGACACATCCGGTACTGGCTTAATTTATGTTCTATTGAAAAGATAGGAACGGCAGAATTTAGGATCTTCAATAGCTCCTGGGATTTCGATAAAATACTGGAAACAATCAAATTCATGTATTCGTTTGTGGAGTACGCCTACCTGCATGAAGATATGGAAGAGTATAAGCAACTCACCACAATTGATAGGTGCCTTGAAGTGTTCAATATAGACTATTCTAAGGTTCCCCAAAGACATAAACCGTTACTTTGGGCAGCAGAACACTCGGATAATGTTACAATAGTAGGCTCCATGTTTAAGAAATCCAACCGTATGCTTTCCTTTATCAAGAAAGAGGCTTCCAAATTCGATGTAGCCCATGTGGTAAACTCGTATTATATGGATATAGAGCAAATACTTACCAACCGTGAGATTAAGGTGTATACAAAGGAGTATTTTATCTACATGATGTATAAGGCAATCAAGGGAGAGATAAAAGAACTGCGCTTTAATGAAGAATATGAGTTTCTAAGTATTAAATCTGAAAATCCTGCTGAAATTATTGCCACTATTCACCTTTTTAATGCCATCAAAAAGCATAAGAATTCACAGGATATTTATCACAAATCGCTTTATGACGATTTTATGGCAAAGTTAGAGCATTACCATAAGAAGTATACGGAATGTTATCAAAAGCTAGTAGATAACCTTAAAAGTAAGTCTATTGAAGTGCTTTATTGTGCTGATATATCGGATGCGATTCTTAACTGTAAAGAGGATGATATACTAATCTATCAGAATGAATTTCATTCCGGCATGAAAGCTACAAGCAACGCATTACAGCGTTTCTTATTGGATGATTTTGGATCTCAAGAAAGAACTAAAACGAAATATGCAGAAATAGATGAAGAACAAGTTAATTACATGGCTCTCTCGCAGCATGGATTTATGGGCAGAAGAGAGGTATTCAAAGACCAACGCACATATATTTGGTCTAATGTGGTAGAAAGCGGAGATAGTAGCTTTAACAAGCGAACTATCGTTCCTTTAAAATATAAACGGCTTCCGGATGATTATATGCTTACGGATAAAAGCAAACTCCGGTTTGTACGTGCTTCTATGGCAGAGATTGATTATCTGCGTATGATTTACTTGAAAAAGGGTATTCTCCTCGGTTCTGCACCATTCTGTTACTTATGGTTCTTGGATGATTATGTGTTTGGGGCTTGTATGTTTGATTTCCTGAAGGTAAGCAAATACGGCATGGATGCAGTTTGGATGAAGTCGGATTTCGTGATAGACCATCCATTGCCCAAATTGAGTAGATTGCTAATTATGGGTGTACTTTCGTCAGAGTTCAAAGATGAATTGGACATAAGATATAAACATGAATGTGGAGTGATTGCTACTTCTGTATTTACCGATAAACCGGTAAGTATGAAGTATCGGGGAGTGTTTAAACTGCATGAACGCTGTGTTGGTAAACTCCATTACATACAAGATGCAGGCATTCGTGGCAACTTAGATGATATTTTAAAAGATTTTGTGAAAAAATACGGTGATGAGCCGAGAAAGGAATAATATATGGGAAAATTCAAGATAGCGGAAGTGCAATTATCTGACATTAAACTGGTCAAGAAAAATGCGCATTTCATGCAGCAGGACACGTTTAATGCCTTAGTGAATAACATTCGTAGAGACGGTCAATTATCGTCTGTACCATTCTGTGTAAAGCATTCGGATGGCTCTTATACGGTGGTGAGTGGTAATCACCGAACACAAGCGGCAAAAATGGCTGGGCTTACTTCCATCCATGTTATGTACATAGATGAAGAGGAGACTACAAACGATTGGTTGCTGGCAACACAATTGTCACATAACAGTATAGTTGGGCAAGACGATGCGGAGATTTTGAAGCAATTGCTTGATGAAATAACAGATGTCGCACTGAAAGAATATGCGCATATCAGTAATGAAGTTCTGGAAAGTGTGAAGGACATTAACTATACGGTTGAAATGCCGAATAATGAAATCGTCCCGGTAACTCTTATGTTTGTTGATACGCAGAAAACCGCATTCGATAAGTTGATGGAAACATTGGATTGCTATTCTGAAAAAGAACTTGGCAATCTTACTTTGGTAGATATGGATACAATGCACCGGTTGAATGAAGTATCGGCTAAAGTACAAGCCAAGTATAAAATCAAGGCCCAGGCTTTGAGTATTTGCAAAATGTTGGAAATTGTAAATAATGTATTGGAGGGTAATGCGGATGGAGAAAGATAGAAAATACAGGTTGAATACAAGGCAAAAGAAAACATTGTTTCTAAAAGCCCTTGATGCAAGACTTCTTAATGTGACGAAAGCATGCGAGGCCGCAAGTATATGTCGTTCTCTTGCTTATAAATGGAGAGAAAATGACCCCGAGTTTAAAGCGAAATGGGAAGAGGTTGAAGAAGCGTTCAAAGACAAAATAGAAACGTGTATGTTCACAAAAGCTATTACGGAACAGGACAATACTATGCTTATTTGGCTAAGTAAAACTAAGCTTCGTGATAGAGGCTACGTAGAGAAGATTGAACAGGATTTGAACGTGAACCCGTTTGAAAAACTTATGCAGGAATTGCCAGATGATGAAGAATGACAATAGCAGATGAAAAATCTTTGCGGAAAATCAAATCATGGACAGAAGACTGGAATAGGTTTGTGCGTGATGCTCTTAAAGCTCGTTTGGATAAGGAGCAACAGGATATTATTTCATCTGTGCAGTACAATCCTATGACAGCTGTTGCATCGGGAACAGCTCGTGGTAAGGACTTCGTGGCGGCCTGTGCATCTTTGTGTTTCATGTATCTTACTCCTCGTTGGAAAGATGGGAAGTTGACTAAAAACACTAAAATTGCTATGACAGCGCCTACCGCTCGTCAAGTACAAAATATTATGATTCCGGAAATCTCACGTTTATACAGGAATGCAGGTTTCCTTCCGGGAAGATTGTTGTCGTCAGGTATAAAGACTGATTACGAAGAGTGGTTCCTGACGGGGTTTAAGGCGGGTGATGATAACACCGAAGCATGGTCCGGTTTTCACGCTGTAAATACGATGTTTGTTGTTACCGAAGCTTCTGGTATTTCTGAATCAACGTATAACGCCATTGAAGGTAACTTACAAGGTAATTCTCGTTTGCTTATCGTGTTTAATCCGAATGTTACTACCGGTTATGCCGCACGCGCTATGAAGTCGGAGCGTTTTGCAAAATTTCGTTTGGATTCTCTTAATGCGGAGAATGTGGTATCTAAGAAAGCTGTAATTCCAGGACAGGTAAACTACGAGTGGGTTAAGGATAAAGTTGAGAATTGGTGTTCTCTGTTACAGAAAGCAGATTTCAATGAGGGAGAGGGAGATTTTACATGGGAAGGTAAGTTATATCGTCCAAATGATCTTTTCCGTGTCAAGGTCAGAGGTATGTTCCCTAAAGTTTCCGAGGATGTACTTATACCTTATGAATGGATAGAAATAGCAAACAGAAATTGGCAGGAATTACAGGCAAGCGGCTTCATTCCATCCAAATCGTGCAAGTTAGGTGTTGACGTGGCTGGTATGGGACGCGACAATAGTGTACTTTGTCCTCGATATGGTAACTATGTGGCGCAATTTGAAGTACATCAATCCGCTGGTCGAGCAGACCATATGCATGTAGTCGGTATGGCGATACCCTATTTGAAGAAGAGGGGAGCTAAAGCATTTATTGATACGATAGGAGAGGGGGCAGGTGTTTATTCCCGCTTGTTAGAAGAAGAATTTACAAATGCTTTTTCATGTAAATATTCAGAAGGTGCGGATGGATTGCATGATATTACCGGAGAATATGAATTTGCCAATATGCGCGCATATTTGTATTGGGCTTTGCGCGACTGGCTCAATCCTAAAAATGGATTTGGTGCAGCTTTACCTCCATGTGACCAGTTAATGGAAGAAGCGACTGAAACTAAATGGAAGTTTCTCAGTAATGGAAAGATTATCATTGAGGCTAAAGAAGACATAAAAAAACGTATCAAGCGTTCTCCTGACTATATGGATGCATTAGCGAATACATTTTATCCTAGGGATTACAGCTTTATTAGCGATGAAGAGCTGCTCAAAGATTTTTTGTAGTTGTGTTTCTTTTAGTACCTTTGTAACCGAAAACACTTCTTTTGTGTTTTCATTGCTCTTATGTGCACTGGCTTGTGAAAGTCGGTGCCATTTTTGTTCTATGTCAAAAGTTAAATCTTTGATTTAGAGAGGTTTGTTGTAAAAATAAAAGTGCAAATGTTTGGATAACTCGTTGATAATTATTATCTTTACAATACAAAAAGAAACCAATAATACTAACAATTAAAAGACAAGGGCAATGAAAGCAACAACAATCCAACAGAGAATAATAGAAAAGTTCATCATGTCAGAGTTTGTACAAGGTAACTTAGATACAAAAGAACAGGTTAGCTGTATGCTTATCCTAATTCAAAAGAAGCTGAATATGTCAGTAGAGCAAGCAAGTGACTTTATGAGAAAATCAATTGGTATTAACGCTTAATACACACGATTATGAAAGTATATGATATAAATGGCAATGTAGTAGCAGAAGGCTATTTAGTTCCCAATCCCAATTTCATTCCTAAAGGTGAATACAAAGAAACTGAACTGGATTATCAAAAGAAGCAAGCTGATATGTTGATAACTTCAATTGATGGCAGTTTCTATGAAATCAGTTTGCCTAAAAATGCTACACTTCGCCAGAAGATAAGCAAAGATATAAAAGGATATGGCAGAAACGTAAGAAGGTATAATGAAGATATAATTCATGTAACAGAAAAAGTCCTAAAGATTTTGCAAACTAAATATACTATAATGTGTGACTTTTAAAAATAGATATGACACAAGATCGACTTGATATATTTGAAAAAGTACTCCTTCTTTATGGAGAATACGTCTTACTCAATCTTTATTCTTCTGCTAAAGTTATGGAAAGGTACGAAGATTGTGCCATTATGCGAGATTTGATGAAAAGGCACAATATTGATGAACGTAATGAAATCCAGGATTGGCAAGCTGAATTATGGCGTTGTGGATATTCTGGTGAAATTGCTGGTATTAACTTTCCATATTATATGCATGAAGCTGTAAAAATGGTAGGTTATTAGATAAATATTATTATTTTTTTTGTTTAAAAGTGGCATAGTGAATGTCATTTTTGTTATATTTGCACCATAGCATCTGATGCTAACGTATCCTTTCACGTTCTCGGGTATACGTATTGTTTTATCCGGTCCCTTTTGGAAGGTATTTATTGTTGTTCAACTAATTACCGTATGAAGATGTACGGAACATGCCCATGGATGAAATAACCGCTATATTAGACAGTACCCGACCTGTTGATAATATTATCAACGACTTAAAAGAGAAATCAGTCTGTGTCCCCTCATGGGATAAACTTATCAAAGACTATGAACCAACGATGCACGACATAGTTACTGATACTGTTACTCGTCAAAACAAGGTAAGGTCTGACGGTACGGTAGAGCAAGCTTCACGTATCTATGTTGGTCTTGAAAAGCTTCTAACGAAGCGAATAACAGAGTTCATGTATTCTATTCCGGTAAAACGTATATATCACAATATAGAGGGTAATCCTACCAGACAACAAATAGCAAAAGCGATCGAAGCAATATACAAGTATGCTCGTATTGATAGTGAGAATATTAAGCGAGGTAATGCTTACTTTGCATCATGTGAAGTGTTCACTATTTGGTACACAGTTGAGAGCCCCAATACTCTATATGGTTTTACAAGTAGATATAAACTAAAATGTAAGACCTACTCACCAATGGACGGTGTTAAGCTATATCCTTTACTTGATGAACTTGGTGATATGATCGCAATGTCTTTTGAATACACAAAAAAGGTCAAAAATGAACAAATTACTTTTTTTGAGACATATACAGCAAACATGCATTATAAGTGGAAACAGGAGGGTAGCGGATGGGAATTAGTCAAATCAGAACCGGTTGCTATTCTAAAAATACCAGGAGTCTACGCCTATTGTTCGGTACCTATTTATCACGGGCTTTCCTATATCAGAAAAGAAATAGAATATACCCTTTCACGCAATAGCGATGTAATCGCGTATAATTCCGCTCCTATACTAAAAATAGCTGGTGGGATAAAGGGTAGTGAGAATAAAGGAGAAAGTCGTAGAGTTTATCGCGTAGAACAAAATGGGGATGTAGCCTATGTTTCGTGGGCACAATCTATCGAGGCATTAAAATACCATGTTGACACTTTAGTCAAATTGTTTTGGTCACAATCACAAATGCCAGATATTTCTTTTGAAAACATGAAATCTCTCGGTAATATCGGATTTGATGCAAGGCAGACTTTACTTACTGACGCTCATTTAAAGGTTGGAGACGAAAGCGGAGCGTGGATAGAAGCATTTGAACGCGAATGTAGTGTAATTAAGGCCTTCTTGAAAATGATGAATGTTACGTGGAAAGGTGAAGTAGATAATGTTGAAGTTGAGCATGTTATTACTCCGTTTATCCAAAATGATGAAAAGTCAGAAATAGAGAAGTGGGTTACAGCCAGTGGGGGGAAAGCGGTTGTCAGTCAATTAGAGGCCATCAAGAACTTGGGCATTTCTACCGATCCGCAAGAGACTCTCTCTCAAATTCAAAAAGAAGATGAAACTGCTTCTAGAATCAGAGTGAGCAACATATTTGAACAATCAGAATAATAATCTAAAATATAAATATTATGGCAAAAACGGATACTCTAGAATTTGATAAAGAAAAACAGGGATATTCCTGCGAATTTACCTCTGTTGGGAAATGTGTAATACAGATAGACAGAGAGAAAAGTGGCACACTTAGTATATACGCAAAGTTGGAAGGAATGGATTATGCGCTATTGTATCAATATCCTGCCGCTCATTTCAATGACAATATGATTTTTGAACTTGACGTACAACAAGGGCTTTCTATCAAGATACTAAGTTCGGTGGGTGTCATGAGTGCAAAGATGACTTATGAAGATGAAGAGTTGTAGTAGTGTTACCTTTGTATAAATGCTATCTCGTATATAAAAATTTTGTAAAAGAATTGATTAAAAATATATATGTAAAAATAATTAAACATTTAATAGTATGGAAAATATTGAATTTAATGAAAAAGAAGGTTTGTATGTAGCTGATTTTGAATCAAAAGGCAAGTGTGTGATTCAGATTGATAATAATGCGGCAGATAATCTTGTTTTTTATCGTTACATGCCAGGTATGGAACCAAGCTCATACGATAAGTTGGATTTTGATTGTAGAAAGAGGATATTTGATTTGAATATACCTGTTGGAATGATGATACGTATCATCAGTAAGACGCAGGTTAATGCGGCAAAAATGGTGGTCGTGCAACCGGAAGACGGAAGTGGAGGTCAAACTATTACCGGTGCTACGGCAAGCGTGGATGCTAATACGGGAATCCCCGAAGTTTCCGTTGCCTTGCAGGAGGGCAATCTGAATTTTACTTTCAAGAACCTAAAAGGTGAGACTGGTGCAAAAGGGGCTGACGGGGAAAATGGTAAGGACGGAACTAACGGAGAGAAAGGTAAAACAGGTGCAAAAATAACGTCTATTGAATTGAGTATTATAGGAACAACCATTACAGGTACGGCACATTTGGATGATGATAGCACTGCCTCGATTACTGGTACATATACTCCTGGAGAATAATTTAATTACTACAGATGTATGAAAAAGTACATTGGAACAAAACAGATTGAAGCCGAGCCTATGACAGAGGCAGAAGCTTGTGAAGCAGGATTATTGAGAACGGAAAGTTATAGAGATGTTCCCGGTTATCATGTCCGCTATGAAAATGGTTATGAAAGTTGGAGTCCTAAAGATGTGTTTGAAAAGGCATACAAAGTGGCTGGCACTTTCCTTGATCGTTTGTATATTGAACATTCTGATTTGATGGAAAAGTTCGAGAAGTGTGCAGTTTTTGTAGATTCCGAGAAATTCCGTGAAGCTATTAAGGAAAATTATCCGGCTTTCCTGCTCTCATTACAGCGTGAACTTATGGGACGATATGCTGCAATTCTTGAACAAAGAATGGCTATTGCAAAAGGTGAAACAAGTATTACCACGCTTCCAAGAATGTCTTTCGGTATAGCTATTGAAGCGTTGAAATTTGGTCTTGCTATTCGTAGAAGTGGTTGGAATGGTAAAGGATTAATGGTATTCAAACAAGTCCCTGCACACATAGAGAGTAATGTTATTCCAAAAATGCAATCTCTTCCGCAATCCGCAAAAGACCTTATTCTGGAAGGCAAAGGGTTCATTGACTATACAAGTCAGTGCCTTATCTATAACGAGAATACGGGACGTGCTGATTCGTGGGTACCATCCATTAGTGATGTGTTTGCAGAGGACTGGGAAACTATACAATAGCCTATCTGCCAAGTTGTAGAAAAGTTTAAAGCAGTGTAGGCAGATGTTTACGCTGCTGGCTTAAAACTTAAAATCATGAAGACAAAAATATCAAACTGGCTTATTAGATTAGCAGAAAAAATCAATCCACAAGAAAGATTGAGCAGTATTGAACGAGTTGATAACTACGAAGCAAAGAAGCTTGGTATCTGCCTTGCCAGAACTAAAAAAGAAATCAAGGATTACCGGAAAAAGAAGAAACTTGATGAAGGGTGGTCCAATCGTAAAGCCGATGAAATGCTTATCAGAGAACTTAAGAACGAAGTGCGCCAGTCAATCAACAACTCTATCAACCAAAGAGGGTTGGTTGAATACTCCGTTGAAAAGGTTGGTGACGAACTTCATGTTACCGGTGAAATCAAAGTCTATATCAAAAAAGAATCACATGAAAGTTCCAATAGATGAAATGACGTTTGCCGAAAGCGAATATCATAGAGGTAACAAAATATGGAATGCCCAAACGTTATACGATTTTGCTAAGGCAAAAGAGTATCCAGTTATGGATATGCCACTTTGGTGCATTGATTTGACTACTGAAGCATTTGAATGCAGCCAACTTCATAGTTTCATATTCCAATGCAAGCGGGTTCGTAACTGTTCGCTTGATTATCCTATCATATTAGATGAAGTTGGCCAAATTGCTGATGGCTATCATCGTTTATGCAAAGCTATATTAGAGGGTAAGGAGACAATTAAAGCTATTCGGTTATTGGAAATGCCGGCACCTGATAGGATTGAGGAGGAATAATATGAAGAAGCATACAAGAATTATTACGGTAGAATATGTTGTACGAGATTGCCCTATCTGCGGTAAAGTTATAGTGAAGCATCATTTGTATCCAGAAATTGATAAAAAGCAAGAAAAACTGCGTAGATGGCAAAGGAGGTAATGATTCAGTCTAAATATCATTGTCGAGATTGTGTACACAGCTACGATTGGCATGAGAAAAATAGTAAAGGTGAATTGTTTATGTGCCGATGTCGGTTATCTAAATGGACTGAATTTTTGAATCGTAATATATGTGATAAGTTTAAGGAGAAAGAATTGATTCTTAAAAATATGCCATGATTATTAGTCTAACCCCCGTGATTTTTCTGACAACTTAGAACGTAATATTAAAAATAGGACAATATGGCAAAACCTAAAATTCCAAATCAGAAAAAGAAGTATCAAGAACTTAACAGTCGGATAAATAGGTATGTCGTTCTTGTTGAGCAGATATACGACACACTGAATTTGGACGCCGCCAAAGCTGTTTCACGTACGGAATATTCCTCTGATAGCAATAAACCGTTTAAATGGTCCGATTACCCTCAAACTAAAAAACAAATTGACGACATACAAAGGCATTTCGTAGAAGATATAAACGCAATTATCTATCGTGGTACGACCGAAGAATGGAAAAATAGTAATGAAGCACAGGATTTGATAGCAAACAGAGTATTAAAAGCATATAACGCACAAGTTGATAGAGAGAAATATAAAGTTTTGTATCAAGTAAATTCTGATGCTCTGAAAGCATTTCAAAACCGGAAGGATAAAGGATTCAATATATCGGCAAAACTCTGGCAGCAATCTATGATCTACAAAGAGGAATTGGAGGCTGCGATCTCATGCGCTATTCAAAAAGGAACCAGCGCTGTTACGTTGAGTAAGCAAATATCTCAATACTTACTTGATTTTCCATCACTGCAAAAAGATTATAAAGACAGATACGGAAGTGCTGAACATATACAAGATTGTGAATACAGATCTATCCGCCTAGCCCGTTCGGAGATAAACATGGCTTATCGAACATCCGAAAATGAACGTTGGAAGCAAATGGATTTCGTAGTAGGATATGAAATTAAATTAAGTTCCTCTCATCACAACCGTATGCCACATGGAGATATTTGTGATACACTTGCCGGAAAATATCCTAAAGATTTCAGATGGACAGGATGGCACCCGAACGACTTATGTTATAAAGTCCCTATCCTCAAAACAGAAGAAGAATTCTGGGAATGGGATGGACTGAGCGATGTTTCTACAGAAAGTATTAATGAAGTAAAGGATGTTCCTGACGAATTTAAAAAATGGGTACTTGACAACCAACAAAAGATTGAGAAAGCGCGGGAAAGAAACACCTTACCTTATTTTTTGAGAGATAACAAATCAATTGTTCAGAATATAAATACTGAAAATTCAGCTAAAGAGCTTGTTAATCGTGCTTCTTTAGTTGGGAAGGAGGTACAAAGTTTAGCAGAATCCATCGCTAAAAATAATAAAGGATTTGTAACTCCAATCAATTACAAAAGCATTTCATCAATAACAAGAAAAGCGACAACGGAGGGTATAACTCCATACGATATAAAAGACGCAGTTAGGACGACAATCATAGTTCCCAAATCACAAATAGATCAAGTCTTGAACGAACTATCTGAAAACGATTCGTTTGTGCGACTGAAAAGACAAAAGCCGGAATCATTTATGGGATATAGTGGCAATATAGTTAATATTCAAACATCTAACGGATTAATTGCTGAGATTCAAGTTAATACAGACCGTATGATTTATGCCAAAGAAAAACCGGAAGACGCAAAACGAATTCTTGGAGAAAAACGTTGGAAGGATATACAAAATCAAACAGGTATGAAGGGGGGGCTGGGGCATAAATATTATGAAGAATGGCGAGTATTAGACAAAGCTGATAAAAAGGCGCAAAAAATAGTTGAAAAATCAATCGAATATTATAGTCATTTCCAATAAAAATCACTATCTTTACATATAAAAATGAACCAGAAGGAATTATATAATAAATTACAGTCAGGCGAAACGGTTTATTTACTTGACGATTTTGAAGAAGCTGTTATCCGTTTATATTTCGATAACGGCCAAACAAAATCATATATAAAACATCATGGACGTAATGAAATAGAAATTCCGCAATCCGATGATACAGTGTGTGATATAATTCTTGGAGGAAAAGAGATTTCAAAATCAGAATATGACAAATACTAGTACTTTATTAGAAAAAGCTCTTCAAATAGCAACTGATGCGCATCTTTATCAAGTTGACAAAGCTGGGGTACCTTATATTTTCCATCCTATCCGTGTCTCAAACAGATGTTCTACTGATGACGAAAGGATTGTTGCTTTGCTGCACGATACAATAGAAGATACCGAAGTTACCGCTGAATATTTACTTATGGAAGGGTTTCCTCGTAATATAGTAGATGCTATACTTTCTGTCACTCGCAACGAGGATGAAAACTATGAAGATTTCATAAAACGCTCTAGACTTAATCCTATAGGAAGACAAGTAAAACTACATGATTTAGAAGACAACATGGATATAACACGTTTGAATGAACTTACAGAAAAGGATCTTTACAGATTGAACAAATACATAAAAGCATATAAATATCTTAAAGAATAATCGCTGATGTACAATTACATTCAGTTTCACGGCACGAAGTACAAGATTACTCTCGTGCCGTGCGTTTATTATGATAGTTTAACATTAAAAGTGGCGTTGTTTATGTCACTTTTGCTACTTTTGTATCAGAAGCGTATGAAGATGTACGCCACAGAACTTGTCGTGTTGTGATTTGCTTCAATTTAGCACGATTGAACGAAACTCATTGCTCTAATGTTTAGTAAAGTTCTAAGCGAATAGTCTGCTGGCATACGTGCTACGCAGACTATTTTTGTAATTAAAACATTGTACAATGGACAGAAAACAACAAGTATTGTTGAGATTGAAACCGAAAGTGAAGGCATTCGGGTTCAATTCAAGGGAATTAAAGGGTATTGCTGCCAAGATTGCCGATAACCTTACTTCCGCAGATGATGCCTCAGATGAAGACGTAAATGCAGAAATTGACAAAGAGATTGACTCCGCATTACGTTACTTGCCTTTCGGCCAGTCACAAGCCAATCGCTTGCTTGATGAATGGAAGAAAAATCACCCTGAAACAGATGACGACGACAACGATGACGATGATGACGACGACGGAGCTTCGGATAATCAAAGACGTCAAGCTGGTTCAAACACCAAAAATCCCAAAAACAAAGGAAAGAATGATGATGCTCCGGAATGGGCTAAAGGTTTGGTTCAGACAGTACAAACACTGAATGACGAAATCGCAGCATTGAAAGGTGAAAAAGTTACCACTACACGTAGAGAGAAACTTGAAACCCTTTTAAAAGATGCTGGTACATTCGGAACTCGCACATTGAAATCCTTCAATAAAATGAAGTTTGAAAATGATGAAGAGTTTGAAGAATTCTATTCCGAAGTTGAGGAAGATTTAAAATCTTACAACCAAGAACGTGCCGACGCAGGACTATCTAGTTTGGGGAATCCTCCAGGTGCAGGAAGTAAGAAACAAGAAAAAAATGAAGTATTAACCGATGAAGAGGTTATAGCAATTGCTAAAGGCCTTTAATCAAAAGTAAAATTAAAATGGGCGCAAAAGCTGATTTAGTAAACGAACAGGAGACGATTTTAACCGGAATGGATTCGATTGTTATTCGTAACTATTTGGGCGGAATTATGAATGGGCGGACATTAGACATGACTGGATTTAAGCAGTCTGTAATTAAAGCCGGTCATATTGTTATCCGCGATACAGAGAACGATACCTATAAGCCAATGCCTGTTAACTCAGCAGGCACAGCTTACGAATCATTGCCATCTAATCATGAATACGTTGGTGTTGTTGTTTGTTCAAAACCTGCCGACAAGCCATTCGTTGGTATTATGTATGCTGGTGAAGTAAATGATGTGGCGAGTCCTTATCCTATTAACAGCATTAAGGCTGCATTAAAAACGGCATTGCCGCAATTGGCTTTTTTACACGATTAAAAAGGAGGTGAAAGATGAATGAATCATTATTTATTGAATTTGTAAAAAAAATATGGCCCAAATTGAGCCTATATGTGAAAGAAAAGATCAATGGAACAAATAAGAATTTGACCTATCTTCACAAAACTATGCTTACCAGAGTATATTCTCCTGATCAAAAATGGGAAGGTACTTCTGCTAACACTACTTATGTAGCAGCGGATATGGTAGCTATGGATTCTCCTTTGTCTCCCAAGAAACGTGACTCTATTGCACGTTCTAGTGGTGAATTGCCTAAAGTTGGTATTAAAAAGATTCTGAGAGAAACTCAGATCAACGCTATTAATATCATGAAAGCACATTTGTCTAATGCCACTACAGAGGAAGCGCAAAAATCTCTCAAAAACAGAATCTTTTCTCGATTAACTGATGACGGAACCGCATGTTCTGTTGGTATTGATGAAAGGAATGAAGCTAATTTCCTTACTGGGCTGTCTGATGGGGTTATTATTGTTGAAGGTGATGATGATAAAAATTCCGGTCTCGGACTTCGTGTAAATTATGGTTATTTGCCAGAACATAGTTTTGGTGTTGTTACTACCGGAGAAGTAACAGGTGATGATATTGAAAGAGTTATAGGTAAATCCAACGATGACGGGAATAGCATTTCTGTTATCATGTTAGCGTTGTCTACCTATAACAAAATGCGTCAATCTCAATGGGCTAAGGAATTGGTGGCAAGTTATCGAGGGCAAACCTTTGATAATGAAACAAAGTTGCCTGTTCCCACTTCTACGTTGTTTGATGAAGCATTTTCTGATCAATATAATGGCATTTCATTCTTTAAGATTGATCGTTCTGTCACTTATGAAAAGAATGGTAAAAGAGTTTCTTATAAGCCGTGGAACGCAAATAAACTTATATTCCTTCCTTCTGCTGACAATGTAGGTTCTTTTGTATGGGGAACTTTGGCTGAATCTACTAACCCTGTCAAGGGAGTAGAATATACCATTGTTGATGAATATAAGCTGATTAGCCGTTACTCCAAAACAGACCCGTTGCAGGAATTTACGAATGGGCAGGCTCTTTGTTTGCCGGTTATTGAGAATGTAGACCAGATTTATTCATTGGATATTCTGGAAGCTCAAACAGTAGATACAACGAAAGAATCTGAGGATTCTACTGATGTAAAGATTACGATTTGGGGAGTAACTTACAAGAAGCCAGAATTTGTGACAGAATACAATAAAATCGCTGGTAAAAACTTGACTTCCACCGTTTCCGATGATAAACTTATCGCGGCAGTCAACAGATTGAGTGATGCAGACGAAGCATCGTTGAAAAAAGCGGTTGAATCCCATAAAACAACATAATCCATGAAGACAATTCAGCAAGCCCTTATAGACGAAATACATTACCCGATTCCAGCTGGTTTTGTAGAGAATGTTATGATTAAACGTAATCTCAAAGTTGATGAAGAGTTTGATTATGACGTTTCTCGTTCCAACGAATATCAGGGGGCATTAGCTGATTGTCTTTGGTCTTTAGTTCAGTCTATCAATTTTTCTGAAGCAGATAAGTCTTTTGGAGCTTTATCTGATAAAGACAAAGAGCGAATTTTGTTACGTGTCAACTCTATCTACAATACTATTGGTGAGCCTTCGGTAGAACTGGAGGCAAAGCCGATGGTATATGTAGGTGATTGCTTGTTGTAGAATGGCAGTATTGAATAGAAAACCCCACCGTTTGTCATATCTTGTATCCGGTTCTGGATATGATGATGAAAACGGCGATTATCATCCCGGTTCCTCTGAATGGAAAGGCGTGATACCTTGTGATGCCGTACCTGCTGGAAAAGCGGAACAAAGAGAGTTTGAGGATGGTGTTGTAAGAAGCTATTCATACACGGTTTATCTTCCAAGTGATTGTCGTACGTTTACTATTGGAGACAGGGTTAAGATTGATCTTATCGGAGAAATTGAAAGAGAATTTGAAGTGAAAGGTTTTCATCGTTACCAGCTTCAGTGTAAAATTTGGGTTTAGGATATGGGTATAAGAATGGCTACCAAACTTGATGAAATTCATAATACACTTATGAGGGAGGCACAACGGGTTGAAAGGCTAACAATACGCGCTTTGTCGTATCTTGGAGAACAATGTGTTATCAGGGTACGTGATAGAGGTGGTGATAAAAGTTGGTATGATCAGTCTGGTAATTTGCGTAGTTCAGTTGGCTATGTAATAGCCCGTAATGGCAGTATTATCCAATACTCGGACTTTAATCAGGTGAAGCAGGGTTCACAAGGTGTAAAAGTCGGTAAAGACCTGGCAGAAGAACTGGCTAGAAGATATTCCAATGACTATGTTCTTGTTATTGTTGCCGGAATGAATTATGCTGAATATGTAGAAGCGATGGATAACAAGGATGTATTAGCATCAACGGAGCTATGGGCTATAGAACAGGTCCCTAAGATGCTTGAAAAACTGAAAAAACAGATTGCTAGATGAAATCGGACATTGAAATACAGAAGTTTGTCTATCACAAGATTAAAGGTACAGCTCTTGAACAAAATGTTACTGGAAAATTGAGTGATAGAGGTAGACCTAACAAATCAGACAAGGAAGATATTGTCATATCAGTACTTGCTAATGAGGGGTGCGGTCAAATTCAACGGGCTTATGTGAATATCAATGTTTACGTTAGTGACCAATGGAATGAAGATACGAAACAATGGGAACGAAATACAGTCCGTGTAGGCAAATTATGCGAATTATGTAAGTTCCTTTTCTCCATACGAGAGGAAGAGTATCATACGGTACCTAAGCAATGTTCTCAGAAAACCATTCCAACAGGAGTGACCTTTGAAGATGGACATACCGAACATTTCATTAATAACAAACTGTATATTGAGATAAATAACGAATAATTATTAACTATATTAAATGATATAGAATTATGGCAGTAATCGGGTGGGGGAAACCACGTATATTTATTAAAGATTTGGATGCAAGTTCTCCAAAGTGGGAAGAGCTTCCGACTCCTGTAGAGGATTCTACACAATTGACAACAACCAAAGGAGATAAACAGGAAGCCAAGATTGAAGGTGGGGAAAACGAAGACGTAAAGTATGGCAAAAATACTTATGCTCTTGCTCTCAACATTCGTGCCGCAAAGGGACGCAAAAGACCTATTAGTGATAGTGATGGTGTAGTTGCTCACAATTACGCTATTGCGTTACAGCCGGAGGATCCGGAAGTTCAAGGTTTCTGTATGGAAAAGACTACTGTTTCTGTTGAAGATACATTTACTACGGCAGATGGTGGTGTTTGGGCGTATATGTTTGATGCATTAAAACCTGGTTCCGACAAAAAGCAAATTCAATGGGGTAAAATTATTGTCACTCCGAACACTGGTACACCAACTAAAATTGAATGTGATCCAGAAGATGAATCCGGAGATGGGGATAAGTTTGAAGTAGCTCCTAATCCTGGTATAGGAGGTTAAGTTTTGATAGGTAATGCCGAGCGTGGGGGCGTAGTACCCACGTGTTTTGCGGAGATGGTGTAATGGTTGCATATATATCATCCAGATATCAGGTTACGGTTCAAGTCCGTATCTCCGCTCTGTTTTTTGAGAATCTGATTTGTTGTTCATAATTTAATGTCGGTTGTCTGTGAAGATAGCCGATAAAAAATAATTGATGATGAAAGAAACTATAAAAGATATAGACGCGGATATTGCTGATATAATAATGAGCGTTCCGAGAGGATTTAAAGTGGGTAAAAGAAAGTTCTATCTTTATCCTATTACTCTTGGTAAAACATATCTTATTTCACGCCTTATGTCTTCCTTGAATATAAATCTAAAAATAGTACACGCTAATCCATACATGGAGGCTTTAAGGCTATGCCAAGACAAGAAAAATATTGTATGCCGTATATTATCCTATCACACAATTAATAAGAAAAAAGATTTGTTTGATAATGATGTGATTCAGGAAAGATGTGATTTTTTTATTAAAGAACTTGATAATGAAAGTTTGGCACAACTGCTTGTGATGGTCCTTTCCGAAGGGGATATATCTCAATTTACTAAGCATTTAGGCATTGACAAAGAAAAAGAGTGGCAAGAAAAGGCGATGAAGGCTAAAAGAGACAATAATTCTTTCGTTTTCGGTGGAAAAAGTATATACGGTACACTAATAAGTTCTGCTTGTGAACGTTATGGCTGGACTTTTGAATATGTTGTATGGGGAATAAGCTATGCCAATCTGCAACTACTTCTTGCCGATTCTATAACGTCTATCTATTTGTCTGACGAAGAACGTAAGCGAGTTAATATACCTAAAGACCGCAACGTGATAAATGCTGATGATCCGGCAAATATGGCAAGGATTAAGGCAATGAAATGGGATTGATTCAACATAAATGTATGCAATAACTGGGTTTCTTCGGAAATAACCCCAGTTTCTTCCGAAATAATACGGTATTATTCCGTAATTAATCACTGATTATTCCGTGATCACTACGTGAACACTACGTGATTTTTAAAATATCCTAATTATTATCTGTTTTGTATCGAATACAGATAAATATATCTATATTTGCATCTGTAACAAGTACGAGATGTTACCAGACATTGATTCAGTATTCTCCTGTATGGAGTTTATATATGAATAGCCTCGTAGTAGCTCGTACCTATTACGGGGCTTTCTATTTAAAGCCAGTTATACAATCGGTTCTATCAGTGCCAACCGTTCCGAACTTTGACAGCGGAGAGATAAAATGGCTCTTATGTTGATTATAACTCTTGTAATGTCCTGCTCCGTTCCACGTACCAACGACAGGCGACTCACAAAGATTTTACCACTTTGACAAGAGACCGAGATACAAGTTAAGAGATAAGACTCTTAGGTAGGTGAGGGCGGAACTGTATAATCAGCACAAACATTCAGTTATATATTATGTAGTCTGAATGTTAACCCAGTCTCCTAATTAAATATTAGGTAGGTGAGGGATAGGGTACGGTATATATTGTAAATATGATAACATGAGAAATGAATTAAAAGTATGGGCTAAATCAGTAAAAGATAAAAGAAATAAATGGATAGATAAAAATAGGGAAAACTTATTAGCCCATTCAACAAAAGAAGAATCTATCCTTTATAACAATTTGCCAAAGTGTATAAAAAATAAATGTATTAGGCAAAAATCAATAACTATTGGTAATCATATTTATTTCTATGACATCTATATAAAGACATCTAAAATTGCCATTGAAATTGACGGAGGATACCATTCTCTAAATAAAGATTACGATAAACAGAGGGACTACCTATCTCTTAAAAAGGGGATAACAACCATAAGAGTTACTAATGAGCAAGTTATTAATTCAGAAGCCTTAAATGATATTATTAATCATATTAGAGCCATTCATTATGGTAAACTTAATAAGAATAACCGATTGCATCACATTTAAAAGAACAATATAACTTTAAATTATAGTTTATGAATGAACTTGTTTTCAAAGGTCAGAATGACCAAGTTTTAACAAGCAGCCTTTTGGTGGCTGAGAAGTTTAAAAAAGAACCAAACGATGTAGTTAGAGCAATAGATAATTTATTGCAAAACTCTGATAATGAATGTAACGCAAAAGTTCGGAACATGTTTGTGGAATATACAGAAGATGTTCCACAGCCCAATGGAGGTGTAAAATCTGCAAGACGATTTATAATGAATCGTGATGGATTTACTCTTTTGGCGATGGGTTTTACTGGGAAGAAAGCCCTTAAATTCAAGCTAGACTATATCGCAGCCTTCAACGCAATGGAAAAAGCTCTAAAAGAGCAACAAAAACCGCTCACCTCTGCACAGATGTTTGCAATGCAAGCAAATATAAATCTTGAACACGAACAACGACTTGAAAATGTTGAAAAGCGTCTTGATGCGATAGAGCAGGAAAGGGAAGAAAACGGCAAGTTGCTTTTAGCTGTTTCTGTTTCATCCGAGAAAGTGCCGGAACTGTCGCTTCGTGACAAGATCCGAAAGCTGGTCAATCAATACGCGTCAGCTACCAATACCAGCCAGCAGGACGTGTGGCACAAAGTATATGAGCAACTATATTATCTGTATCACATTTCCATCGGTAACTACAAGAAGAAGTTCAAGGGAGAAACAAAACTCGAAATAGCGGAAAGGAATAACATTTTGGATAAGATATACGCTATTATTTCAAATATGTATCGTGAATACAGAGCCGCTTAATAAGAATCGTCAAAATAACTTTTCAAGATTTGAAACAGTGGGAGAAGTAGGTAAACATAAAGAAGCCTCAAACTCAATAGTGCTAAACGCGATAAATAGAACAGTCTAAAAGATAAAGGGCAATAAATCACGATAGGCTTTGTGTAACCCTCGTGATTTATTTATTGGTAAAATAGGACAATTACAAATAATCACCAATCATCGTTTTCATTCCCGACAATACCATTTTTTACAGCTTCTTCAATTTTGTCCAAAATGACATTAGAGTAAGCATGTGTCATGACTAATGCTTTTGATGAAGTTTTTTTTGCCTTGTGCTGGTCTTTTCCCACAAAAGGGTAACAACTATCAAGAGTCCATTTTTCATTCCCATTTACAGGTGCTGTACTACTCATCGCTCCCATGATTCCGCCACCAACTGATTTTATTACATCATAATACTGTACGGTGTAAGTAACCCGTATTTTTCTATCTTTTATATCTACTTTTATGACTGGACGGATACTAATATTATAAGCGTTCATTCCTCCTATATGGCCTGCGATGTCTGCCACATATCCTTCTGCTATTATTACTCCTTCATCTTTATCATTTAATTTTATGACAGAGTTTGCATCATTGAACGTTGACGTAAACCAATAGTTCAATATTACATATAACTGTTCCTTTGTGGATTCTCCACATTCTACAATCTGAGTGTAGGTCAAAGAGTTGTTTTTGTCAAGAGCGAGTTGAGAACCTAATGTTGCTGCTGCTTCAGTCCACTTTTCGCCATATCTCTCTTTGGCGTACTCTTCTAACGCTTCTGTTCTCATTACTTGGGCATTTATAGATGTATATAAGCATAAAACACCCAATAAAAATAAAATTTTCTTCATGATGTATGTATTTAATGATTATTCTCTGATTGCCATTTTAAGTGCTTCTTCCAATTTATCCGCATATTTGAATATATCATCTATGTTATCAATCTGAATCCATTCACAGCTTTTATATTTATCTACTGGTATTCCTATTCGCTTCTTTCTCGTACCTATGGAAATACGGCATATCCAGAACCACTCACTATTATCAAGATTGACAACGAAATATGTTTTATAGTCTTTGTAAGTTATACGTGTGGCATCTATACTTTTTCTTAAGATGCTCCTCACGATATTGTAGGCATCCAATTCTTCTTGTGTTGTCACAATGCCGGATTCTTTGTCCATATATACAACTCCGTCCGGGAGTTTCTCTTCTGTATTTTCTGTGGAAGTATTTATGGATGTATTGTCTGACATATGGAGTGGATCAGATGTCTGCTCACCATTCTTTATGGCTGTGTTTAGCCTATCTGAAATGATGTCATTGATAATTGATGAGATGGATTTCTTTACAAGTGGAGTGAACATATCTATAACCTTGGATGTGATTTGCCCGGAAGTGTATGCTTGGCGGGCGAAGAATCGTACAAATTCAGGTGTTGGCGATGAAAACTCGTTGTTTAGTATAGACTTTATCTCCGTTGTATATTTAAGTTCATTTGCCGTACTTAGAACATCCTCTTCGTTGTAATATGATTTATGAAACTTTTTTAGCTGTTCTATATCCGCATCTGATAACTCAAGCATATCCACAATAAGAAACGGCTTTTCATCCATGATGTTGATTTTCTCCAAGTCTGTATAAAAGCGGTATTCTATCCCATTGGTAAGTACTCCAAATCGTGCTTTTGATGCAACAAAATACTTCTGTAGTTGCGTGTCATGCAAGTTTAAGTCCTGTTTGCAGTGTTTGCATTCTATGAGTATTATTGGGCTTTCGTCCTTCATTATGGCGTAGTCAATCTTTTCTCCCTTTTTCTTTATAAGGTCGCAATCAAGTTCTGGAATGACTTCAAAAGGATTAAATACATCGTAGCCTAAAGCAGCGATCATAGGCATAATAAATGCTGTTTTCGTAGCCTCTTCTGTAGCTATACTATCCTTTTGCTTTTGGATACGTTCTGCAAGTTGTAAGATTTGATCTTTAAAGTCCATGCTTTTATTGTTGTATAATAATATATGCACAAATATATTTTATATAACAATATAAACAAAATTAAAGATAAAAAAATAATCTATTAAATATGTTTTTGCTATGTATGTGGCATTTAATACGTCACTTTTATTATCTTTGCAATGCCGTGTGATGTTGCACGGAACTATTTCTATCGAAAAGACTTATGGCTGGATTACACTTCGACATAACCGGTGACAACTCCAACTTTATACGTAAACTTCATGAGTGTGAAAATGGAGTAAAAAACACATCCCGACAAATAGAACAAAGTGGGTTAGGTATAGAAGATTTATTTAACCGTATGACTAAAGCTGCTGCCGCATTCGGAGTTGGTTTCACTGCGAAAGAATTAATTTCAAATATAGCACATGTTCGCGGCGAGTTTCAACAATTGGAAGTTGCATTTAAGACAATGCTTGGTAGCGAAGATAAAGCTAATGCTCTTATGCAACAGTTGGTCAAAACAGCTGCTACTACACCATTTGATTTGCAAGGAGTTGCAAATGGAGCCAAACAGCTTCTTGCTTACGGAGAAAACGTTGAGAATGTCAATGATGATTTGATACGTCTTGGGAATATAGCAGCAGGTCTTTCTCAGCCGCTTGGTGATATTGTGTATTTGTACGGTACTACCATGACGCAAGGACGGTTATACACGGCGGATTTAAACCAATTTACTGGCCGTGGTATCCCTATGATTCGCGAATTAGCAAAAGTATTTGGTGTCGCTGAAGGGAAAGTAAAAGGTTTGGTTGAAGCAGGGAAGGTTGGTTTTCCTGAAGTGCAGAAAGTTATCCAGAATCTTACAAATGAAGGTGGAATGTTTTTCAACTTGATGCAGGAACAATCTAAAACGATTGCTGGTCAGATTTCAAATATTGAAGATGCAATTGCTACTATGTTCAATGAAATTGGTAAAGCCAATGAAGGTATTATCAATGATGCTTTGTCTGGGGTTTCTTATCTGGTTGAAAACTACGAAAAGGTAGGAGCTCTTTTATTAGAAATAGTAGGAACTTATGGAGTATACCGTACAGCCCTTATGGCTACGACTGCATTGCAGGCTTTGCAAGCTTCCGGTATAACTGCTTTAACGGCGAAAGAAGCTATTCATTATGGGTGGTTAGTGCTTACGAAGAAAGCTCAAGATGCCTTAAATTTATCCATGCTTAAAAATCCTTATATATTGGTTGCTGCATCTATTGCAGGATTGGTTTATGGTATATATAAATTTGCTACAGCAGAAAGTGATACGGAACAAGCAATTCGTAAAACGAACGATGCACTTGAGGCACAAAATAATCATTATGAAGAGTTGAAAAATAAGGCAAGTCAACTCTCTAATATTTTAAGTGATGAATCTAAATCTATAGAAGAGCGTTTCATTGCATATCGTAAACTTCAGCGTTTAATGCCAGAAGTTTTTAAAGATATGGATTGGGAAGCGGCTAAACGGAAAACAAATGCTGAGCTTACAAAACTTGAGAATGATGAACTTTTAAGACAGCAACGTATTGGGCTAAAAACAAAGGTTGTAATGTCTCAACAAAAAATACAGGGGCTAAGGAGTAGCTTAATAAAAACTCAAAATGCTGGTGGGTATACTGGGGCATTAAAGGAAGATTTAGCTGCTGCTGAAAAAGAATTGGAAATATATCAAGAGGCCCTTAAGGCTTTTGAGGAAGCCAAAGAAGAATCGAAAAAAGCTAAAAATGCTCCAACTGTACAAGACAAAGAATATTGGGAGAATCAAAAAAAAGAAGCTGAAAATGCCTTAGAATCTATTGCATCTTCTCAAAAGAGATTGTTGGACGCTGGTAACTTTAAAGGTATAGATACTGCTGTTGTAAAGAGTTACAAGGATAATGTTAAAAAGCTAAAGGAGGCTGAAAAAGAACTGAAGGTTTATGACACCTCTTCCAAACAGGAATCTGCTGCTGAAAAACTTCGCAAACAGCAAGAAGGCATTCGTTCCCAGAATGATAAGATCTCTGAAATAGAACGCAAACAGGCAATCCAGCGTAAAAGGCAGGCTGAAGATATGGAAATGGAAATCTCACAGTCTGAGATCAATGCCATGGCTGATGGATCTGAGAAAAAACGTATGCAGATTGAATTGGATAACCGGAAAGAGATCCAATCACTGGAAAGACAAAAAGAAGATATGATCCAGGCTGTAATTCAAGCTGAGAAAGAGATTTTTGATGCTCAGGAAGAGTTGAAGGCCAAAGAGAATAACAAATATCAGAAAAAGACTTTTGATTCTTCTAAGGTGGATACAGGGAAGATTAGCTCTATCTGGGATACCATTATAGGGAACACGTCTAAAAAGCAACTTGATGATAAGATACGCGAACAGGAGGAGTCCTGGAACGAATATCTTATTAAGTTTGGCAACTATCAACAGAAAAGGCTGGCCATTATTGAGAAATATGATAAGGCCATAAAGGAGGCAGGAACGGCAGGCGATGTAGCTATCTTGATGAAAGAGAAAGCTAATGCGCTTGATGATTTTGACAACTCTGTGAAGAATAGTACGACTTTAATGGGACAACTCTTTGCTGATGCTTCCCAAAAGAGTGTGAACGAGATTCAGACCATCATTGAAAAAGCCGAATTATTGATGCAATACCTCGCTGCCGTTAAGGATGAACAGGGAAATGCTCAAATTGGTGGAAAGACAGTTTCAAAGAAGGATATTTTAGGTCTTGGTATAACTGACAATACTCTTCAAAATTTGGAACTTTCAACCGAGCAAACAGAGGCACTAAGAAATGCCATTGGGCGTTTAAAAGAGGAACTTGGGGCAAAGAGTCCTTTTGCACTTTTCAAAAAGCAAGTAAAGGAAGCGGCAGGTGAAATAGCGAAAGGAGGTAAGGAAAATATTGCTCGAGGAATTGCAGGGATCGGAAGTGCTATTGTTCAATTTACTCCTGCTATATCTCAGTTTGGTCAGGATCTTGGTACAATATTTGGCAACGACGATCTTGGTAATAAAATAGCTGGTATTTCTGATGCGTTAGGTGGAGTTGGCCAAACAGCTATGGGGGTTGGACAGATAATGTCTGGTGATATTGTAGGTGGTGCCATGAGCGCAGTATCTGGTATTTCATCTGTTGTAAAGGCCTTGGATGGTTTGTTTGGTGCTGATTATTCCCGCTACAATGAAATGAAGTCCCAGTACGAAGTCCTTAATTCTGTTTGGGATGAACTAATTAATAAGAAGAAAGAGTATATTGATATGTCTTATGGGGATGAAGCGTATAAAGTTGGGAAAGAGGCCGAAACCCTGATAAAGCAGCAGACCCAGAGATATTATGAACTTCTGAATGAATTAAGGCAAAGCGGCTCAAGTATTGGATCAAGTTCTTTAGGCAAACGAATAGAAAAAAGACTTAGTAAAAAGGATTGGGATAGGATATCCGGTGCTGTCGGTGAATCTGTCACGAATGCAGAGTCATTGCTTAATCTTTCTGCAGAACAACTAAAAGAAGTGCTTGCCGACCCTAAGCTAGTCTCTGTCCTCAATACTGTCAACGAAGACTTTATAAAGTATATACAAGATATTGTGAATGGTTCCGAAAAATTAGAGGATATACAGAATCAAGTCAAAGAACAGCTTACTCAAGTATCGTTTGATAGCGTGTTTGACAGTTTTGTAGACACTTTGATGAATATGGATAGTTCGGCTAAGGATTTCGCTGATGATTTCACTTCTTATATGCAAAAAGCTATCCTTTCTACTATGTTAGGAAAGACATATGAAAAACGGTTACAAGAATGGTATGATGCGTTTGCTTCGGCTAATGAAGATAAAGGCGGCATCTCTAGTGATGAATATAAGAAGCTGCAGGAACAGTGGAATAGTATTGTTAATGATGCCATTAAAGAACGTGATGAATTAAAGGATTTGCTTGGTTGGAGTTCCGATACTTCCGCTTCTCAAGATTCTACAAAACGAGGGTTTGAAGGAATGTCCCAGAATACAGCAGAAGAACTGAACGGACGTTTCACAGCTTTGCAGATGGCAGGGGAAGAGATTAAGAATCAAATGATAAATGTTGTTGTTGGAGTTAACTCTTTAATTTCAATCTCAACAGAAGGGAATGTTACCTTGAGTAATATCCTTAGCCAACACGTAATTACGAATGGCTATTTAGAAGATATTGTGAAACACACAAAGCTGATGCTTGGTTTTGGAGATAAATTTGATAGGATGATTACTGTTTTTAATGATAGACTATAATATGGCAGCGGGAGAATTTTATATAAATAATAAAGACGCTTATACTACATGGGGTATAAGTATGGATACTTCTTCTTTATCATCATTGATGACGCCACCTCCAATGAAAGATTTTATAGAAAACAAATCTCGTTTGGAGCACGGCAAGAGGGTCATAACATCAAATCCTAAAATTGATGAACGGAATATTACATTGACATTTAATCTTACAGCTAAAAATGAAGAGCAATTTTTTTCACGGTACAACTCTTTTTGTGAAGAACTTGCTACTGGGGTATTGCATATCAAAAGCAAATATCAGCCCAATATTGTATATAAAACTATTTATTTGTCATGTAATCAGTTCACACAGTTTATGAGAGAAATCGCTAAATTTTCGTTGAAATTAGTAGAACCTAATCCGACAGATAGGGCTATAACATAATTTTAATTATAAAGTGATTGTTTCAATGTCACTTTTGTTATATTTGCATTCAATAAAAGCATTGTGTGAAGGCGCACAAAAACCAATATGATTAGCATTAAAGACATAACTGGCAAAATACGTTTCTCTTTCGTAGAGAATACCGGTTCTGTATACCGTAAGACTTTGATGAAAGAAGATTATATCCTTCTTCATTTCAATGTCGACCAACCGGTTCTTTTTGAGAAGGGAGATTATTGTGAAACAGAATTCGGACGATTTGAGATCGTTGATCTTGTATTTCCGAAGTATAACACTTCAACAGGCGGCTATGATTATGAACTCCGGCTTGACGCAGAATACTATAAGTGGAAGAATAAGATCTTGTTCTATGATCGTCAAGGTGGTAACCGCGAAGCTTCATGGAATCTTACCCGTACTCCGGATGCACATCTATCGATAGTGGTCTCTAACTTAAAATCTTTAGGTTACACATACAACTCAGGAGTAGAATATACTTTTTCTATTGACAGCACAGTAGAGAAGTCTGCTAAGTTGATTCAGTACGACAATACGAATATCATTGATGCGTTGACCAAAATAGCGGAAACATGGGACGCTGAATGGTGGATCGTTGATCATGTGATCCATCTGGGCAGATGTGAGTATAACACAGCGGTAGACTTTGAACTGAATGGGCTTGTTTCCGAAATGTCTCGTTCGGAAAGCAACGATAATTATGCTACCCGTGTTTACGCTTTCGGTTCTACCCGTAACCTTCCTACTAATTATCGTCCGGATATAACCGGTGTTGTGGTCGACGGAGTAGTCCAAAGAAGATTGATGCTTCCCGAGGGTACTCCTTATGTTGACGCTTTTCCGGATATGTCTACGGAAGAAGCTGTTGAAGAAGTCGTTGTATTTGAGGACGTGTACCCCAAACGTATAGGTACCATGTCAGACGTGACCACTAAGGAATACACAGACAAGATTGAGAATGAAGATGGTACCACAACAGAAGTCAAATGGAATGCCTACCGTTTCAGGGATTCCGGCATAACTTTTTCAAAAGAGTATATTATCCCCGGTCAGGAGTTAAGAATTGTATTTCAGTCAGGTCCTTTAAACGGTATGGACTTTGCTGTTACCTTTAATCCGGGTGCTGCGGATGAAAAGAACAGTGATGGATCATGGAACTCCGCTGCCCAGTTATGGGAGATCGTAAGGAATGAAGATTACGGCCGCGAGCTTCCGTCTGCCCCGTTAATCCCTGAGAATGGGAACACTTATGTCTTGTATGGATATGATACAAAATTTGTTTCTGTGTCCATGATTCCTGATGCCGAAAAGGAATTGCTTGAAAAGACAAAAAGCTACGTAGAGAAGAGTAAAATAGACCCGTCTGTCTATACATGCGTCATGGACCCGATAAAAGTGGGTGGATTCGATGGAGGACGCGTTATCGATTTGGAGATAGGGGATCGTGTCAATATTATCAATCCGGCTTATGCAATAAAGAGCCGGCAATCTCGTATATATGGCTTTGAAAAGGCACTGGATAAGAAGTATGAAGTGACTTATACGGTGGGACAATCGACTAAATATTCTCGTATCGGAGAGATTGAAAGTAAAGTCGAAGCATTGACATATAAAGGAGAGGCTTTTACTGGTTCCAGTACCGGAAGTGTTTATATTGTCGGACGATACGATAAAACGAGGCTTACTGACCGTAATGCTTTATCTTCCCTTCGGTCTTTGGAAACATTTTTTCGGAAAGACCAAGAGGATGTTACCTTCTACAAACAGGCCTTTCGTAAAGGTATAGAAATCGGTTGGAATGAATCCGAAGGAAAGCCTACTGCTTCTCTATATGAGGAGGGCATATTAAACGCTGCCGCAGCTATATTGAAAGAATACATCTCTTCTCCGAAGTTTGTTCCGGGATTCACAGGCGAAGGCTTTAAAATATATAAAGACGAGTATGGCAACTGGCATATAGAATGTGATATTCTAGATGTGAGGAAAGTTATGAATGTATTTGAGTTGCTTATACAGAAAGTACGTTCAATAAATGGTGCTCTTGTTATAAGCCAAGCGAACGGGAAAGTCAGTGCAGTTACTGAGACTTCTGATTTGCAATCTTGGATTCTTGAATTTGAGGATGAAGATGAAACATTCCAGGCGCACGACTTAGTGAGGTGTCAAGTATTTGATAGAAGAATAATCCAGTCACCGGCTTTTGATTTCACAAAATTTACAGCCTATTTATATGATGGTTCAGCCATAGATGATAGCGTAAGGATAACGAACACGAGCATTGAGTTTAGCATGAATAATTCAGCAAATTCAGGCTTTCAACTTTACATGTATCCAGAGGGACATGTAGCAGATGCTCCTATAACGACTAAAGAATGCAAATTAGAAATATCTGGTTTGTATGATGGTGCTATGGCTGTATGGAGTGGTTTATCAAAGGATGGAATCGGTTCTGATACTGTAGGAGGGCTTTTGACAAATGGCGAGAATGTAATTCGTGCCATCAATGTATCCGAAGAGATATACAACCTTGGTATAATGATTGTATTAGATTCCGGACATGGTAACGGAAAGGTTACTGTTACTCAAAAAATGGAGGATACATCATCTAAAAAAGGTAAATACTATTGGTGCGAAGTTGCGAGTGTAAATGGTAATCTCGTAACTATTCCTAAGTCTGAATTTGAGGGTATTACGCCAACTGTCGGTGATGAAGTTGTACAGATGGGTAATACTGAGAATCCTCTTCGTCAGAGCTTGATATATATGTCGGCTGCCGAGGATGGCAAGCCTAAGATTGAGATATTAGGTGGAGTCAAGACTAAGTCATTTGCCGGAGCGTCTCGCTCTGTATTTGGGAATTTAGATCATATAACTGACCCGGATTTTCCGGATAATATGCAGCCGCACGATAATGGTGTATATACAAATAACGGTTATTTCAAAGGCATCTTCATCCTTCGTAACGGAAAGACCATCGAACAGGAGTTTGAATCTACCAACAAAGAGATAGATATTGCCAAAACCGATGCGAAAGCTGCCCAGGATAGACTGAACACCTGGGCGGATGATGGTGTCATATCACCAACTGAAAAGACCGCGTTAAA